GAGGCATTTGCAGGTGATTATGGGAAATCGTGGAGTGACTTAACAGATGCAGATAAAGCTAAAATTTACTCAGGGTCATAATGATTAAAGAACAATTTAGAAAACAAAAGGAAGTAAAATGCCTGTTTTAGCAACATTAGCAGCAGGAGCTACATTACTTGGAATGGGGGCAAAGGCAGTTGGTGCCTTAGGCAGAGGCTGGTCAGCTAGTCAAGCTGGCGCAGATACTAAAAAAGCAGCATCAGCGGCTGAGAAAATTAAAGCTGACCAAGAAGCATTATTAAGAAGAGAAACTGAAAGCCAGTTTAGTTTAGCTACTCAAAATATGTTGAGAGAAACTCAAGCTGTAAATCTAGGAGCAAGAGAATCTTTAATGAAAACCTTTCGTGAAAAAGGTTCTTTAATTAAACAAACTGGTGGTATTGCCAATATTGGAGAAATTGAAGCTGTCACAAGTGAAGCATATGCATCTACAAGAGGTCAAAATAAATATGCATTAGATAAACTAGGAGATCAGTATACAGGTACAATTACTGGTATAGATATAGCAAGAGAAAGAAGTTTAGCTGGTATTAATGAAAGATTTAATGCTAGAATAGCAGAAATAGGACAAATTCCAGATACATTCTGGGAAGGGATGTTTGGAAGCAACCAGCAAATATCTGGAAGGAGTGATTTGTATGGCTAGTGGATTTTTTTCAGGTCTTGCGCAATTCGCCCCTGAAGCGGATTCTGATGATACATTTTCAGAACGATATAGACATAGTAAGATATATGATCAATTAACTGATCTTTCAGACGAAAAACGTAAATTAAGAGGAGATGAAATTAGAGAGAGTTCGGAAGAAAGAGCTATTTATGATCAATCTTTTCAGAAAGTTACTGCGGTTTTAGAATCATTAAGTAATATTGCATTACATGAAATATCAGATACAACGATTTCAAAAGAAAAGGCTATAGAAGTAGCTAATAAGCATATAGCAGAAATAGATAAATATAAAGCAACTCATCCAGATTTTAAAGACCCAGATTTTCAATTGCAAGCTGATGTAATTAAATCTTCATATAAAACACTTCTTAATTCGGTTCTAAATAAACATGAGTATGCTGGTATATTGAAATCCTTAAATGAGTTGCATAGAGAAGACTTAGAAAGCGGAATATTTGCAAATAAATATGATGCTAGCGATGAAATAATAACTAATGCTAAAAATCTTCAAGATGGATATGTACTTGAAGAAAAAGATGCAAAAGTTAAAGCACTTGGATTACTTATGGATGAGGCATCTAGGAGAGAATATGTTAAGAGAACATTGGCGAAATATGATATAGGCGAAGAGGCTGGAGACCCATGGGTTCAATTTAAGGAAGATGGTGATGTTGGACCATCTGAAAGAGAAATGGTTGAGGCAGCTCAGGGTCATCTTGAAGCTGGTGATATAACTAGTGCTTGGAATGTTTTGACTGGTGGGCAATTGGCTCAAAAAGAAGATAGAAAAACTATTGATGCGGGTTTAACTGCTCAACTTGAAGCTCTTAATGCAGAATTACGAACTGAGGCTGAGAATGAACGAGCAAAGATATTTCAGAGTTACGAAAAAATTAAAGATTTAATTCCTGCTAGGGAGTTTGATATAGCAAATTCAACCATATCATCATTAACCAAGAAGGGTACATATAGTCCTCAGTTGTGGTATAATGCATTAGATAGAGATATTAGTGGGTTTTTAAAATTATTTGATTCAGAGAGTAAAGCTGGCAAAAAAATATACGGAGATATGGCTGGTTTAGATGATGAAGGTAAAAAATATTACCTTGCTGGTCTTATAAGAAAAGTTGGTGACCAGTTTGTTTGGAATATTGGTCTTAAAGACGGAACTGCTGTAGTGCCATATACGGCAAAGAAAGGTGAAAACGTAGGTAAGCCATTGCCATTTCACAAATTTGGCGATCTTACTGGTACAATAAATAGAGAACTTGTTGATGATTCGAGAAAAGCTTTAGCAGAAGCATTTAGCCCATCAAAAACAATTCAAAGATTTGGTGCAAAGAAGGAAGACACAGGTAAAGTATCTGATGTTACAAGTTATGAATTTTTTCTTTATGTTGGAAATGTGATAGAAGCTGAGTTAAATAATCCTCTTCAAAAGAAAGAGTCAATGAGAAGAGCAAGAATAGCAGATGCAATCAAAAACAAGGAATTCTCAGCTGAGGTAGTTAAACAGACTCGACTAAGCAGATTAGACCTCGGGGCTGAAGGACTAGCCGATGCAGTAAAGGGTCTAAAAGGGAAAGCCAGGAAAGAAGCAACTATTAAGTTTTTTAAAGAGTATAAAGGTGATCTTACAGATGAAGATAGGAAGGAAATATCAGGTATGTCTTTAAAATATATTTATGAGATTAAAAAGAAATGAGTAAAAAAACTGAAGCTATAAAAGAAGAAAAAATAACTTATCTTGTTGATACTGGTTTCTACACTAGAGAAGAAGCAGAGCAGGAGGTTCAGAAATTGGCTGGTGAAGATGAAAAACCAAAAGCTACTAAAAAAACTGAGGAAGCTTTTAAAAAATATTATAAAGGTAAATCATCCCCAGGTAAATTAAAAAAGCTTGCATCTGATATTAAATCTTTAAGAAGAAAATACACTGGTAGTACTGATGAATATAAAAAAATGGAAACTGAATTTGGAAGGCGTGAGGATACTTTAAAAAAACTTAAATCAGAAGAAGCTGAAATGCAGAAAGAGTGGGATATATATGAAAGTGGAGAAGTTGAGGGATATAGTTTTGGAAAATCAAATTTCCCTTATTTAAATGTAGGTACATGGGGTAAATATTTACGTGCTGCATCAAATTTATTCCCAGAAGGTCATATTCTTAATAAAGAAGGTTCTCTATATCAAAATTTAATGAAGAACAGAGATAAGCAAAGAATGCTAGAAGAAGTTACATATGGTGATAGACCTTATCCAGTTTTTGGTAGTCGTGGTGTTGGGGCAGTTGATCCTTATGGATTGGAAAATAGAATGAGTTCACTTAAATCTAAAAATGAAAGTGTTTTATTCAGCTTGGCTGAAATGGAAACCGAATACAGGAAAATAAATAAAGGTCAGTATTTAGAAGGCATTGAAGAGCTTGATCCTCGTGTAAAAACTGAAGCAGATGAACTTTTAAAAGGCTTTATTAGTACAATCCCAGAATAATGCCACTAGACAGGCAAACAGTAATAGATGATATAAGGGCATCTAATCCAGAACTTTTTGAGGGATGGACTGATGAGAAACTTTATTTACTTATAAGACAACAAATCCCAGATTTAAATGTACCAGGCGAAACCCCAGGTGCTGCTTCCTATAGGGCTTATGGGGCGCAAGAGGTGCCTGGGTTCATGGACAGAGTTTCCCATCAGTTAGAGACTCAGCTTGAAGAAACAAAAGTTGGTCTGTATGGAATGATGCCATGGACAGAAACTGAAGCATATGAAAACTTTCGTATGTACAATCGTAATCTGTATAGGCAAAAAATAGCAGACAATGTTGAACTGCAAGCACTAACGGCATGGAAAGAAGATGAACCTGGATGGACTAATTTACATACAGCTTCTAGATCATTATCAGAAGCTTTACCATCTTTAGCTATTAATATTGTTGGAACTGCTGCAGGTATTGGGCTTGCGACTGTAACTGGCGGAAGTTCTCTTATGATGACAACTGCTACTATGGCTCCAATATTTGCTATGGAAGCTGGTGCTCAGTTTAATGAAGCTATGTCAACTCTTGTTGATGATGTAGGTCTTGATCCAGAGGAAGCTAGAGGATATGCTGGTATAACATCTCTTGCTTATGGTAGCATTTCCACTCTTTTAGAAAGGATAGGTGCTAAACATTTCTTAGGATTAGTTGGTCTTAGGGAACCTGGTGAACAAATTTTAAAGAGAACATTGGCTCAGAGAATTGTTGATGCTGGTGTTAATTCATCTAAGATAACAAGGGCTGGTTTAAGGGGTTCTGCTGGTATAGCTAAAACACTTGAAGGTGCTTTAACTGAGGGTGTAACTGAGACTATGCAGGCATACACTCAAAATACCATTAATAAGGCTTTAGAGCTTGGTTTAGGTGAGGATGATTATACTGCTAAAGTTGCTCTTCAGAAGGCATTCGTTGAAACTTGGGATGAGAAAGCAGTATGGGAAGAAGGTTTTGCAGGTGCTACAACTGGTATATTAGGTCTTCCATTTGGTGTTGGTACTCGTACACAAGCAGGTAAGGTAACATCTGAGGAAATTGCTGAAACCATTAGGGAAGAAAGAGGTGAAGTTGTCGGGACTCCAGTTGAAGACCTTAAAAAAGAAGTTCCCCCAGAAGGTCCAGTATCCCCAACTGGTGTTGTTTCTCAATATATTTCAGCAATCACTGGTGATGATCCAACTAAAGTTTCAGATTTTATTGAAAGTATAGAAGAGGGTACTAAAGACCCTGTATTAAAAAGGATTTTAAAAGCTGACCAAACAACAACTGGTATTGGTAAAAAACTTTTAATGATAGTGGGAAGTGATAAAAACTTAGTAGATGAAATAGCTAATTCTGAATTTGGGGATATGCTAACCTCTGAAATGGTTAAATCAATAATTGACTCCGAAAAAATCCCAGCTAAAATGAAGGGAGTTGATCCTCAGGGTAAATTAGAAGATAAAATTGATTTATTAAAAAATTATGCAGAGTATGGTCTTATTCAAAAAGGGAAAATTGTTGAGCAAGGACTCGGAGAACCTTCACAGGATGATATTGAATTAGGAGTTAAACCAGAATATGAAGATACTTTACCATTTGATAAAACTGGTAAACCTGCCATAGGAGATACTGAGATTCCACCAGGTAAAGATGTAGCTGTAAGGGTTGGAGGGAAAGAAATTCCTATTAAACCAGTAATTCCCAAGAAAATAACCGCTAAGGTAATGAAAGATTTTGTTGCAGATGGCACTGTACCTCAAGGAGTCCTTCAGCATATAGCAAATAAAATAGAAGCTGGTAAAAAACTAACAAAAAATGAAGAGACTATAAGACAAGGTAAAAGTGCTGAAATAGAAACATTATTAAAAGAGAAAGTAGAAACTCCAGTTCCTAAAGATATAGAAAAAGCTAAAAAAGATTTAGATAATTATATAAATGCAATATCTCAACAACCAAAATTATTAGAGGAATATAAAAAAGACCCTATTGCCTTTCTTGAAAAAGAATATAATGAAGCCCCAGATGATGTTCAAAAGGCATTTATTGCCCAAGCAATTAGTGCATATAAGGTTTTAAATGAAGTAAAAACAACTCCTTCTACACCTGCAGTTACCCCCAAAGCCCCGTTACGACCTCGGACAGGCAGATTTGCAAAATTAACTGATGTCCAATTGGAAAATAAATATTCCGAGTTGCAAACTCAAAGAAAAAATATTGTTGCTAACATACAGGCGAAAGGTAAGGGTTCAACAGAATCTATAGATAAAGAAATTAAAAGAGTAACTGATGAATTAGCATTAAGACAGGCTAAACCCGCAGCCAAAGAACAACTTGATAAGTATCTTGAGCCTATGGATAGAGTACAGTTCCCAACTGCAAAAAGTAGAGAAGAACAGATAGCAGTTGTAGATGGAAAAGAAGTCAAATTAACTGAAGAAGAATTAAATAGTCTTGAACTATTTATTGAAATGGATTCTAGTCCTGTTAAAATAGTTAAAGCTCAAGCTCAAGTAATGTTGCTTAAAATTGGTAGAGATTTAATTGAAAAGCATGGTAAAGCAGAAGTAAAAGCTAAAGCCAAAGCAGAGGTTCCTCCAGAAACAGCTGAAGAACCTACTGCAGCCCCTATTACAGGTATATCAACTCAGCGCAAAATGGATATAGTTCTTGGCAAGGTAGCTCTTGACGATATGACAGCTAAAGAACAAGAATGGACTGATACAGATGAAGCTAACCAAATTAGAGCGCAATTAGCAGCTGCTGTTCCTAAAGAGACTGCTGGAGCTGGGGATGCTGCAGCCTTAAAGGCGGCTATAGCTGCGAGAAAGAAAGTAAAAGCAGATACTACAGTAAGTGATGAAAACGTATCTAAACCTGAGAAAAAAATAACAGATAGACAAAAAAGAAGAGAAGCGAGGAATAAAAGAAAGGCTGATAGTAGTCAAAAAACTAGAGATACAGTAGAGGGCAAAAGAAAGCCTAAAGGGACTGATGAGAATTTCCAGGATTTAGGTGATAGCAATCTTCCTTATATAAAAGATCATCCAGAATTTACAGCAAGGATAGCTGCGAGATTAAAAAAGTTTTTCCCAGATATTGAACAAGCAGCTGTTGAGGGATTGATCATAAAATATGGTATAGAAAGAATTGGTATGGCAACTGAGGCTTTAGTTATGTGGTCAACAACAGATGGTAGAATTGATACTATACCTCATGAATATGCTCATATTTATATTAAAATGTTTAGAGATCAAGATATTGTTAAACGAGGTATAAAGTTATTTGAATCTGAAGAAGCACTTGTTAAGGCTATGGGTGAGTATTTTGTAGATAGAATGAAGAACAGACCTAGATCATTAAGGTTAAGATTTGAAAAGTGGTTAAAGCAATTTGTTGCTAGGGTTAAAAGAATGTTCCATGTTGAACCAAAAACTAAGCAAGAGATTATGGAATTTATTGCTGAAGAGTTTTATCAAGGTAGATGGCTTGGTGTGACGCCAGCTATTACGATCCCATTTGAAGAGTTCATGAGTAAAGACCCCAATCAAGATAGTAATGAAAATGATACAGATACAGCAAGTGGAGAAGAACATGAAGCAACTGGTGGTGAATCACTAAATCAAACTAATACTATTTCTAGCGAAGATGCTTATCATTCTTTTTGGAATGAAAAATTTGGAATCTATTTGCGTAAATCTGGTGATTATCCTAGAATGGTTGATATTGTATTAAAAAAACATAAAACTTTTGATGAGTATCTTAATGATGTATATGAACTTCTTGAAGAAATTGTTGCTGATAGAAAATGGGCGCAAGACGAATCATTTAAGCGAAGAGAAGATTTAACAGATAATGATATAAGACTTATTAGGCGAGAATGGACAAAATTAAGACAGAGAAATTATAGATTTAGTCCTACTAATAAAAACAGACAGGGGAAAGATGCTAGGCTGAATTTTCGTATCATAAGAAATTATGATTTAGACACAAGGACAGTCTTAAAAGGCAATAATAGAACTATGGGATTGGAAATAGCAGATGAACTTGACAGGGTCAATAATAAGCTCTTCCCAGATTCTGTAATGAGAAATTCGATAGAAAGAGATCATCAAAATAATAAACATAAAATTCGTTTAGGTATTTTACCAATGAAACAAATCATTGATAGAGCATTTAACAGAAAAGATAATTCTGAATGGTATAAAGAAGCTTCTGTCAATTTGACCAAAGATGAACTTGATAAAATGCAGGATGAAAATGATGGTAGATATGTAGATAAACTTATTGGTCAATTAAATGCAAGTTTAAATAGTGCTAAGAAAAAACATGAAAACGGTGTCCCTGTAGAAGAAATAAAAGAGTCCTTAAAACAAGAGTTAATGGATACAAATGCTAAACTATTAGTTATCAATGGAACAAAGTTTGGTGACAATTCGGCTGTTATAGGAAGTGTTGTTGAAAATATTAACCCTCATCAAATGACTCCAATGATGTTTAAGATGGCTATAGATGAAGAATTGAGGATTGGGAATATAAGGCAAGAACATTATGATATTATGGTTGATGAATCAAATCTTGATGAATTAATGGCAATGGATGATGATATTATTAATTCTACATTATCTGATTATATAGACAACTGGGTAAATGATAATCCAAATGGGAAATTAAGTGATTTGATAACTGAAATTAAAGGACTAGTCGAAGTTCTTGAAAAGAAAACATCTCTATCAGCATCTCTTCATAACCTCAGATTTTGGCAGGCTGTTAGAACACCAGATTATTTTATGTATGAAAAAAGTGCATCAGATACTATGATTAGACTTAGTATTGATATGGCTGAGGGTCAAAGACCAGTTGAATTAAGAGACATGAAGTTAATGATAGTACCAAAAGATTATACAGTTAGCGGAATGATACCAGTGAGGGATGCAAATGGTAATGTTGTAAAAAATAGAGATGGAAGCCCCCAAATGGAGCCAACTGAGGAAATACCATATGATTTATTTGATGGGGCATCAATTACTGGGACAGAATATTTAAAGTTGATGGCTGATGATATAGGATATACAAAATTCCAACAGATAAAAACATTTATTAGACATAGAGCTTTAAATAAAGATACTGGAGAGACTGATTATCTTGGTATGAAACATATGCAATTTGCTGGTTTTAAAAATATGGTTTTAAAAGATTCTGATGGTAATGTTGTAGCAACTATGGAAACAAATTCAACAACAAAATTAACTTATTGGAAAGAAATTAATTCTAGTCAAAAATTTGATATGGTTGCATCTTCTAATGAGGCTAAAATGACATTTGGAGGTTTTGCAAGTTCTGAGCAAAAAGTCAAAGCTTTTGGCGGGAATCTTGGAGATTATAAATCTGGCTATGGAGTTATTCATACAATACCATCATCATCTATTGTAATAAATAACGTACAGGAGAAGAGTAAAAATTCAGCATCTCACCCAATTGCTCTTGGCGAGTTGATGTTAATGCTTGGATATGGCAATACATATTCTGATAATGTTTTAAAATCTATAAGAACAAGATATTATGATGTTGTAAAATATTATACAGATAAGATAAATGGCTTTTATAAAGACCCTAAAAAATTCAGAGATTTTGTTATAAGAGCTAGGGATGATGGTAAAATACCAAGTGAACTTGAACAATATTTAGAAGATATAGGAAACGATGGAGAAGGTATATGGCATCCATCTATAAGAACCCATCTTCTCCCTGTTGTTAACTCTATTTTAATTAGAGATGGTTTAAATAAAAGTAGAGCCTGGGATGGTTCATCTTCTATTTTGTATATAAAACCATCTTTTAACAGTTCTGAGCATCCCAATCAGCACGTAAAAGAAGGTCATGTAATTTTAGCATCTGATAATAAGGTTGCTTTTAATCAAGTTAAAAAGAAATGGAAAGAATCTATTAGTGAAGAATTGTATGACAGAATAATGGCTACAAGACTTACTAAACATGAACTTATAAAAACATGGTTAAATCCATTTTTGGAACAGAATGATGTTAAAGTATTAATGCATAGAAATCCTATTTCTAAAGTTACTGGTCCTGTTGTTAGAAGAGTTCAGTCATTAGAAGAAGGTCATGGTCAAAGCATGCTTATGACATGGAAAGATGTTAAGGAAGTTTTTGATGGTGACTGGGATGGTGATAAAGGGGCATTTGAATTTGTGCCAGATGATTACAGCAGCAGTATGGAAGAATGGCAACAATATAGCATAGATAATAATATAGACAAAACTGCATCTCTTCCTTTATTTGGACCGAGAGTTGATGATGAAACTAATGAAACTGATTCCACAGCTTTATCTATATTTGATAGTGTTGATGAAATAGCGAGAAATGCGTCTAATACTGGAGCAACTGGTGTAGTTATGAATGCTAGAACAATAATGGCTGAATTGTTTAGCAAGAATTTTACTATGGATATTGAATCAACAGATGATTCTGGTAATGTAACACCTATTACAATTAAAGCCGCTGACCCTAATGCTGAAGTTATAATGGATTATATTGTAGTAGATAAATCAATGTTAAATGATAATGAAATCGAAATTTTAAAAGCTAATGGAGATACTTTAGTTGACAAAGATGGGAATGTAATTGATTTTAATAAAGCTAAAAATTCAAAAATTCCTATATTCTTAAAAACAACTAAAGCTCATGAACTTGTTATACTATTCCAGATGGCTGTTGATGGGTCAAAATTCACTCATTTAGCAACAATTTTAGAAAACTTGAAGGATGAACTAGGTAAACCTATGAGCATCAGTAATTTTATAAATTCTAGAATTTTTGATAAAACAGTAGCTGGTAGTCCAATTAGTATAGATTTTACAAATGAAGAATTGACAACTTTAGGTATAGTAAAAGGAGTGCAAAATTTTAGCTCTCAAAGACATGGTAGAACTAGAACTAGAATCTCTGCCAATCTTGATATTAATCTAGCAATGAGCAGAGAACTAAATTCAATGTTTAATGGGGATGAAAAATTAACTGAGAATGAACTTAAACAGCCTAAAGTAAAGGGTAAATTAACGGATGCTCAATATTCACTTGCATTTACAAAGAAAATCAGAAATGAAATTGCTAATAAAAAAGCTAGCTGGTCAGGTTACAGAGGCATAGATGATTTTATAATTAATTTAGAAAATAATATAAGCCCAATGGAAAGTTTGTTGATAGGCGCTGGTATTAATCTTGATTATGATTTAATAAATGCATTCCAAAGTGAAAACCTTTTAAAAAATTCTCATGTAGCAGCTGTCCAAGCAATAATGGGTAGTGAGATTATAGAAGATTATATGTATGATATGCTTAGCGACTCTAGTAAACTTGACTCTTATAGCAAGGCAGAAGATTTTTTATATGCTCAAACTGAAGTATTGGAAAATGGAAGCACTAAATTGGGTGAACTTTTAAACATAACAAAACCATCGAATATGAGTCTTATCAATATTTGGAATGGTTTAATGGAACACACTAAGGATAAAGAAGCAATACAATCTGATAAAAATCTTGCTTTTGCTGAATTTATTGATAGATTTATAGATAAATATCAAACTTTAGATAATGATGCTAAAATGTGGATTACATTAAAGTATTTAAGCGGTAAAACATCAGGCTCAACTGTTTATGTAAATAAATTATTGCCTAAAATATTTTTAAATAATGATATAATGAAGATATTTTTACCAGCATATGAAAATCATATTAGATGGGCTATAGCAAATAATAAGGTCGATGCTCCAGCCCTTGAAGCCAGAGAAATGAGGAAAAAACTTCGCAAACCTGGTGGATATTTTCAAATGCTAGAAGAAGTAGAAGACACTATGGATAAAAGAAGGGAAAATACTTCTAATGCTAAAGATAAAATAGGTTGTTAAATGGCTGACCCCAAATGTGATGTAATAAGAGAAGCTGACAATATACACGCGGCTGATGTTGTTGGATGGAGAATCAGTTGCACTAATGCTATTGCTGATGTTATTGGAAGACCGTCTAAAACTGCCCTTCGTAGAGCTATTGCAAGTGGTAATAAATCTCTTGAAAAGAAAGAAGCCAGAAGATATTTAGAGCATAAAAAACTATTTGATAAATTGGTTAAGTATTCTATGGAGGCAGCTGAGGAAGCTGGATATGATCCTAATTTAATAAACCCCACAGAACACGCTAATGACTGGCAAAGAATTTTTGCAAGAAGATTAAGAGGTGAAATAACACCAGTTACTATAATGCAGGGCGAAAGAAAAGTACCAGCATTAAATAAGCTTGTAGATAGAATATTTAATAAAAGAGACAAGATTGCTAAGAGTGAAAAAGGTATATCTAAAGCTGAATTATTTATAGCACCTCCAGAATTTGTTGCATCCCATATAGACAAGTTTGGATTTATGGGCAAATTCATACAGAAGATTTTGACTATACAAGATAGAAATATTCAAATGTCCCGCAAGTTCTTAAATCCAATTACATCAGCAAGAAAAGAAGTTCATGATGCTATATATACTTTAATTAAAGCTGGCGGTAATGATGTTTATTTCAATAATTCAGCAATGAATGGAATTGAAACTGTTGATAAAAATGGAAATTCTATAAGATTATTAAAAAAGGTTTCTAAAAATATTGGAGATGGATTTGAAGCAGTTGCTTTAGATGATGAAACAGAAACTGTTAGATTTTATACATATGATGAAATTGGGGAAAGTAAAGACACTATAGATAAAGCTTTAGCATCTAAATATATAGATGAATTAATGGATGAAATAGGTAACGGTCAAGTAAGATATATCACTCCTCAAATTATAAATAGAGCTGTTGATGAGAGTGGTTTTCTAGCAAAGGATGCAATGCCTGGGGAAGACTTAAAAAAATTAAAACAAAAAATAAAACAATTATTTGTTGCTAGAGAAATTGGGGATAGAGTTCCAGGTATACATACAAAAACAATTGAAACTGCAGACGGGGAAAAATGGGAATATAGATATGTAATGATAAAACAGGGTGAAGGAAAACAGTTAAAGAGTGAAAATCAAAGAGAAACATATAATGCTTATTTAATTGATAAAGCAAGAATTGGTTTAGACGGCAAAAGAGTTGACGGCTCTAATGTTAACTTTCTCGGTGCTACCTTAAGTGAGGTTGATGGTGAAGTTTCAAAAGAATATGTATCTTATGATTTAAATGAATTAAATACAGTTTTACAAGAAGGATGGTACAGATCAGATGAAGTAAATGACTTCGGCAAACAAACTAGAAAAATTGAAGGAAAAGATGAAATACAGTATAAAGATATAGAGGGGACTCATAAAAAACAATATATTAAATTTAGAAGATATGCTGGTATTGATTATGAAGGGACTGATGATCTAAATATTGAGCCTCCTAATGAAGTTGTCATAAAACATCTCTGGAAAGGATTAGCAACCTTGAGAGAGCAATATAAATTAGCTTATGAAGATTTAAAATCAAAAGCAGACAAACAACTTGCTAAGGCAAATGCATTGCGTAAAAATGTTATTCAATGGAGAGGCAGGAAATATAATGAAACAGAAGAAGAAGCCATTGCCTGGTTAAATACTTTTTATGAAGCTAATGGGATAGAAACCACTTTATGGGAAAACGAACAAGGAGAACTTCAAAGTTCAACAGCCTTTTCAAAACCAAAAGCAGAAAATTACTTCCCAAACAAATATCATAAAATTGATATATTCATGAATATGATACCAGCTGCTATAAAAGATATAAAACGTAAAATAAAAGCTGAAGAAAAAGAAAATCAAATAACAAAAGAATCTCTTATAAAAGATGGTAACTATGAGGGCAGCGATTTAGAAAGACTAAATAAAGGATTAGAGCATTTAAATAAGATACTTGATGACTATCGCAATAATAATGAAATAGACACAGCTATGTTTAATTTACCTGCAATAAAAAATTTAAAACATATCACATCATGGACAGACCCTCTTCAAAGAAGAAAAGATGGAGGCGTTCATGATAGTTATTTTAATGAATCATACAATGCTCTTAATAAGCAAGATTTAATAAATGAACTTGCAGAAACAGCATTTAAAATTGAAAAAATAGGCACTCTCCCAAAAGGTAGTTTAGAATTTATTGTCAACAGAGTAAAGATAGCATTTGGCGATCCTACATCAAGGGCTATAAGCATTACTGGAAAAGAAACAAGTTACGAAGAATTTTCAAATAAATTAAATGCTCTGCCAGATTGGATCAAGGGAGGCAGATCATGGACTCCAAAACAGGCTGAAAGACTTACTAAGTGGTTAACGGCTCCAGCTTCTATGTTGTATTTAGGTGGCAGCTCAGCAGTACAGAACTCTGGACAGATAATAAACACTATGATTCAAGTTGGTTGGGATAATGTTAAAGACGCAAACAAAGAACTTGAAGCAAATCCAGAAAAATGGAATGAAATTGCTCAAAATACTGGGGCATTAAATGTATTAACAATGTTTACAGATATAATGATGCAAGATGGAGAAGTCCAAAGTAGTGATATGGGATTTCTACCTCTTCCAGGTTTAGGTTTCCAAATTCCTACAACAAATGTTGCTGACCTTATTAGGTTATTAAGATCAGGTAGAGAAAATTTTGTAAAAAATGGTCAAGATCAAATAGATGGATTACTTTCAAGAATGATTTTAAATCAACAGGGAGCATCTAGAGAAAAAATACAACAATTAAAAAGTTTAAATGAATTAAGAAAAGCTGTAACAAATAAAGATTTAAAAGAAAAAAGAGGTCATTTTTTCGATGTATTTACCCTAGAAGAAGGAGCTGACCAGCAAGTAATTGAACGACTTTTTAAAGACCTTCTTGGAGATGTTAGTGATAGTTTAATAAAAAGAATGGTAAGCTGGAAATTATCATGGTGGTTTGAAGGTGTAGGTGGAAAAGATATATTTACATTTACTGGCAGTGAAAATAGATTAAGAAAAACAACAATAGTTGCTGCTTTACTTCATGCTCAAAAAGTAGGACTAATAGGAGGGGAAACAGGCACAGCTGATAAATCAGTATTCATGACCCCAGCAGCCGTCAAAATAGCACGAAATGCAGTATATTACACACAATTTGGTATGACTCCTCCTCATCTTGGAGAAGGGTTTAATGGTTTTGGAAGAGCATTATGGCAATATAAACAATATCCAACTCTTCAAATGATTCATGATTATCAAATATGGAAACAATTTATGGATGGTAATGAAGGTACTGCTGATGCTCTTGTTAGGCTTCTAAGTGCAACAGCTAACCAGATGAAAGGTGTTGGCTCAAAATATATAGGTATAGGTAAGGATTTTAAAGGATATGATCCATCTGATAGAAATATAGACCATGATGCTATAGCTATGGTAAGATTTATTACTACAAGAGTTATGGCAAGTGCAATGGCGTCATTAATTACTGCTATTCCACTTATGTCAAGAATTTTAAAAGGTCATGTTTTAAATGCTTACAGCATGATGAGAGGGGCAGAAAACCCATTGTTGGCAATAACATTTAGAGCTGTTGTATGGACTGCTATGTTTGGTATGGGAGCCGAAGATGAGGAAGAGAAAAGGAATGAAGTAACAAATGCTCTCCAATTCCTTTTCTTCCCCGTTATGTTAGGTTCTCTTTTCGGTGCTTCAAAAGATATTTATGAATGGTATCAAGATTAATTTGATCTTTTATTTTCTATAATTAATTCAATCCATTGTATTACATGATCTATAGTAGATTTCATGTTTTTCATAGTTTCCCGTAAATCATTTAATATTTGTATTAAATCATCATTTTTCATAGACAAACTCAAATCTTAATACAATCATTAAAATTTTGAATCCTAGTCTTATACTTCTATTACTTGTAGATAACTGAAATTCAAATGGAAATAAATATAATCTATATTCACTTTGTTTGATTTCTTCTACTTCTATTTGGCATCTATTTATACCTACAAATTTATCTCCAATTGAAAATGCATTAGTTACTTTTGGATTTTCCATTTTCCACCCATATCCATTGAATACCCATATATAGTTAATAATATTGCATCAGATGTTTTTAGTGTGGCTTTTAATCCACTCAGTTCAGTTGCGATCTGTTTCATCTTATTCTTTCTCTCTTTCTTAATTTTAGGCAACTCACCAAAATGACGTTGCCATTTTCTTGGTGTAACTAAAACGACTTCAACATTGAATGAACTTAGTATACCTTGCCATATCCCAAAATTCATTCCAAACTTGAAAGCCGAACTTCTTGCGTCTGTTGGGAACGCATGGACTGATTCTAAATAGCAAATACTTTTTATATCTTTAGTTATATTTTTTATTAGACATGACATATCATCTATTTCAGCTGGACAATTTTCTGCTAATATTTCTGCTGCATTGCCTAAGTCATCTTTTACTATCCAAGCTATTCCTCCAGACTTACCTGGGTCAATCCCTATTATTAATTGGTTCTCCGAATAATCTGTTTTTTTCTTGGTCAGATTTCCACCTTTTACCAGTCTTTGCTTTAGTTCCATAATATTCCCTTATAGCACATTTTTTGCATATATATAATGTGGTGTTACTGTATTTTGATATTAATTCATAATTTGTATTGCTACTAAAAGTCCGCCCGCACATTTGACATTGCTCTATCTGGACTAATCTTGGTTTTATTTTTATTGAAATCAATTAGTTCATTCCTGGCATCATCAGCATTTGAATAGAATTTACATTTATTGCCATTAAAACCCATTACATAAGTTCCTACCTTGCCATATCTAGCTTTATCACATATGACTTCTATTTCATGTTTATCAAATTGTTCATCATTAAAATTATGTCCATAGAATACAAGTAAAGCGGTTTCTGCTGTTTGCTCTATCGTTCCGCTTTCTGCAAAGTCTGCTAATCTTGGTCTTGGTTCTATTCTCTTTTCTATTTCCCTATTTAACTGAGATACTAATATTGCAGAGCAATCTTCTTTTTTGCATACCCATTTATATTCAAGTAATATATCTTCAATTTCAAATCTTCTATCTTTACTGTTTCTACCTTCTGTTTTAATTAACTGTATATAATCATCAACTACAATATCTGGTTTTTCTCTTTGTATTTCTCTCATGGCATCATTAAGATTTTTGATATCATCATACATAATTAAATTGCTTAGTGTATTTTTCAATCCACCAGCCATCATTTCTATTGCTTGTATTCTTCCTTCTTCAATATTCCCAGTTCTTAGATGTTCATATAACAAATCTTTGCTTTCCATAATCATAAATTTCTTAATAACCTCTATATTGCTCATTTCTCTGTTAAACATCATTACTCTGTACCCTTGCTTCAATAAGCTGTAGATAATATTGATAGTTAGTGTCGTCTTACCATGTCCAGGTCTGCCGCCTATTACTGTTATTTCCTTTCTTGTCATCCCTCCTGCTATATTATCTAATGCTGGGTATCCAAATTTTATAATATTCTTGCCAGTTTTTAAAGTATCTATAGTTTCATTGATTACAGAATTAATTTCTCTTTTTCTACTTGGTGCTATTTCTAGTAATTCAGTTAATAATTTCTGATGGCTATGTAATAAGTCTTCTACTGCTTTATCCTTGCTGTCAAATCCTGTATTATATAAATTGTGAGCTGATTTTATTGTTTGTCTTTTTATGAATTTTTCCCATACAATTTTTGAATAGCTTTCTATATTTGAAGTAGTTGGTATTTTTTCTGGTAATCCAGTTATATAATAGATATCAAGACCAGATCGTGAATTTTCTTTCTTTAAATCTCTTACTCTATCAGCAACGGTTACCATATCAATATCTTTTCCTTCTCTATGCATATCAGATATAATTGAATAAAGTATTTTATTTTTACTGTAGTAAAACGCATCATCATCTCTTATCCACGCATTAGCCCTTTCAAAAGCCTTTGAACCATCTACAAGAATGGCTCCAAGAACTGCTTCTTCAGCTTCTTCTGAATGAGGCATTATTCTATCGTTCATTTGCTCTCCTTATATAAGAGTGAGTTGTTGGTTTATTGGTTCATAATTTGTTATGACCAATTCATTTTTATAGTCATCTCCAACTAATTGACCGCTGTATCTTATAGGTATTTTCTTTATTTTATAATTGTTATATAGTTTATGTATTAATGTATGGTCATCATATGAAATCATAAATTTCCCTCCATCATCATCTATTTTCTGTGCGATATTTGCCATATCTTCATGATCTTTATTGTCTAACGCATGAAAGTAATAATCTCCCCTTTCTCCAGCTACAACATATGGTGGGTCAAAGTACCAAAAATCATCTTTTTTCGTAGGATACCTATCAAATAACTCTCTGAAATCTAAGTTTTCTATCATGGTATCTTCAAGTTTCTTTTTACTTTCTATCAAATTCTTCCACTTATCATCATTCCAACTATTTTTCTCTTTTGCTATAGGATTATAAAATGTGTGATTAAAGGCATTCATTATAACATAGTAATATCTACTTGCTCTGTAGGCATTTGGCATATTTTCATATTCTATTTCTGACTTCAAGTATTGCTTGAACTCTGTGTAAAAGTATCTGGATTTTAATAGTGAATTACATTCTTTTTGAAACTGTTCATACTGATTCATGACTGTTAAATAGAGATTTATTAGATCATTATGTTTATCATTTAATATATTGAAATCTGCTTTAGCTTTTCTAAAAAACATACTTCCTCCGCCAAAAAACATTTCTATATATCTTGTATGTTTTGGTATCATAGGTATTAGTTTTTTACTTAATTCAAATTTTCCTCCCATATAAGGTATAATAGTTGGGCAATCAATATTCATTTTTCCCCCTTATAAAAGGAGGGCAGCTGTGTGTAGTTGTGAGTATTCAAAAGAGCGTATAGAATACTTAGCTGCCCCCCGAGGCTTAATTTAGGCTTTGGCTGCATTTTCTGCCCATTTGGAAACACTACTAAATAGTTCAGATTCTAATTTATGAGTAGACTGATAATGTCTCTTCATTCTATGAGAAGCTAAATATGTTCCGCAATTGAGCAAATCCCAATATGTCTTTGGTTTATGAGCAATTAAATATTGCACAAGAAATTCAGACATCTGACTTGGGAAGAGTTTAACTAGTTTGAAAATATCTCTTTCATTCATTTCTGTATCGGAAAGTATCTCAAAGCCTTCTGCCATATTACTTGTATGGTCTATTGTTTTTTCAATTTGTTCATTAAGATTTTTAAGATTTACATTGTTAACGCTATGTTTGAAATTGTTCTGTCCAAATTTGACACCTATTATTAATCCATTACTACATACTATTCTAAAAGCACCTGCCAATATGTGTACTTGTAAAGTTCCATCATAACTATTTTTCATTATAATCTCAGGATTTAATTCATCTCCTTCAGCTACTTTTATTTTAATACCTGGTATTATCCATTTATATATTGTCTTCTGACCATCGGCTAATGACACGGCTTCTTTTAGTTCTGCTTTATGTTTTTCTAAAATTGGCACTGCTGTATCTACTAATTCCTTATTTGTCACTACTTGATATTCATCTGTCATACAGCTAAGCACTTTATCATTATCTTCTCTTACTATTAGTTTATAACCTGTTTTAACATCATGTATCTTACCAGTAGATGTTCTTACTACATCATACATAACAGGCACTTCTTTTATTGGAAATAGTGTTGATTCTAACATCAATACTCCTTTGTTTTTACTACAGCTGGTGGTTTACCATGCCGTAGACGTTCATTTTTACTTATAGTGCCTCTATCTTTTTGATGATTCAATATTATCTTAGTCAAATATTTAAAACCTTTACCATCAAATAATGGTTTTTTGCTTTCTAAATATCTTTCTATAGACCAATTCACTACATCATCTGGCACTTTTGATATTGACTGCCAAAAATAGTATTCTCTTATTAATTCATTATCACTTAGTATGTTAGTCTGTATGAGGTTAACAACCCTTCTTATTAATCCTTTAGTATGCTTTGATCTCCTTCCCCTTAATTCTCTTATTTTCTTGCTTGGATTATATTTTGTATCAGATGTGTATCCACAGCAAGGACATATCATTTTTTATTCTTTATATCTTTATGAGCAAAACCAGCCCCTAAAGGACTATCTTTAATAGGTTCACCAGTTGGGTTAGCCATAGAATAAGGAGGTCCATAATCTTGTATTTCATTAAACTTATCAGCAGTAGTGGGTTCTCCGTCAAGAGCTACCCTAGCTATCTCTTTTAGTTTAATAGGATTTGCTTGATTACTTGATGATGCTATTTCTTCAAGTGCTTTTTGGTATCTATCTAAAAATGATTCTAATTCTAATATTGTTTCAGTATAACTTGTCATTTTTTGTACTTGTCATGTATTTCATTTAACTTTCTATAAGCTGGATCATTTTTTCTATCTCTCATTTTCTTGTGAGCATCAATAAAACCATCAGCAACTTCTTCTATTGTTTTATTAGTCAATCCCCAAACTTTATTTTTTAAATCTGTTTTATTTAATAATTGAATTAAGCCATTTCTATCTTCCTCTTCACATAATTTAGATATTATTTTCATTTTTCCCATTTTTGGTTTCCTCCCAAATTGTATTAATTTCCTTTGTAGAATATCCTTTTAACTTAAAAGCCTTTTTACGAGGACCATATGTTAATGGAACATCTGCTAGTGAGGGCGGTCTTCCCCATTCATCAAACATTATAGTTTGATCTAACCACTGTTTTTTTGTTATTGGCATTTGTTACTCCTTTAGAAGCAACTGCTTCCGTTTTATTTTCAGTTTTTATCAAACAACTTATATACTTTTTCAAATTCCTTTACAAGTTCTTCAATATCAACTGTGTAATCTATGCTTTCGACAGCATATTCATTTCTATAAGTTTCAAGAGCGTTAATTATAATTCTTACTTCTTTTCTTTTATCAAATGCCATAGCTGGTCTTTTATCTTGAGCTACTGCTGATTTACCCATTCTTCTTTAACCACATAAATAAAGGATTTTTACTTTTCCCTTTAAATTGATCTTCATATACTAATTTTTCATCTAATTGCATTGTATCATTTTCATCTCCTGGGTCTCTCGGAGAAACCCATTTAACGTTCATTGTTGGATTTTTACAATCATCACATAATCCATCTTTATTCATTGTAGGTTTGTCACATTCATGACACATAAAAGGTGTAGGCATTTATAACTCCTTTACTTCGGTCTGTGCAGAGATGAGTTTTTTACCAAGTAATGTTTTATCATCTTCTACTGTTTCTGTTATTATAACTCTGGCATTTATATCACATTCAATTAATATTCCCCTTGTAGTCCCTACCTGAAATAGAGATCCAGGTTCTAAGTCTTTTAAATATTTATACCCTGGCGGTGGTTTCCATTCTGGCTTGTTTTTTAAGGCTTTTATAGTAAGATTTTTTATTTTTCTAGGTGTTAGTCTCATAGGTCATTTTTTTTCTTCTTCTTCATATATATATTCTAATAAATCTGAATATTCTTCAACCATTTTATCTATTTTATTTTCAACTCTATTAAGTCTATAAGCAATACTTATAAAAAATAACAACATAAATAATACATACGCTTCCCATGCAAGCATAAATGGCGCTGTATTTTCCAACATTGATTCCCAATAATGTTTAAACATTTTTTACTCCTTTTTAATTAAGGGATCAGGCAGCTTTCTCCTGAGCCGATCCTATTTCATTTGCCAGACCTTTAGAAAAACCTCAATCACATACTATGTTATTATTAATTTTTCAAGCACTTTATCCCCAAAATTTTTAGGCTAGACGTTTTGTATTTTGTAAAATAATCTCGGGTAAATTTTATCTACAACAACCAATTTGTCCAGCCTAATTTTAAAAGAGAGAGAACAACCTATCAACAAGGTTGATTTTTAATCCCTTTCAGGAAATTGAAACAAACTCTCTCTTTATTAGGATGCGGTATGTTAGAAGGGTAAATCGTCTGCTACTACTTCATCTTCTGACAGTATTTCACCATCTGACCAAGTAAAAGCATCGAAAGCTTTCCACACATATCGTTCTTCTCCATCTTTTGTATAATGTTCTTGACCCAATTTAATGAAACAAGGATGACCTATAATATCACTTTCTTCAATTTCAGCGAGAACAGTATCACCGTTATCATTTTCAGGAAAAACGACACCAAGACTTTCAAAGAACTCTTTATATTTACGGTTCTTCCAACCTTCACCAGCTGCTGGATTTGGAGTTAACCAAATACCAGTAGAACTGAATCTCTTACCTACCATAAATGATCCAGATATAGTCACAAGTTCACCATCATCATCAGTCGATTGAGACAATTGACCATCTCCGTTTTTAACCATTTTAGGAACGTGTGTTTTACCAGCCTCTTCAGCTATTAAGAAAGTTACATTAAAAACTTTCTGTTCACCTGCTTTTGTAGTCAGTTCTTTACCTTCAAGACCTGCTACATGAGCTGGATAAGTACCTGCTACTATAGGTATTATGCCATCTCTTTCTTCATTATATGTAGTATCTGCTAATTCAATCATTTAATCAATCTCCTTTTTATTTATTGTTTTCTGTTGTTGTGTACTTTGAAACTAAAGAATTAAACTTCTCTTTAAGCTCTGTCATTTCACTACTATACTTATCTTTTCCAATTCCTTGAAAATAAAGTTGAGGTGAAACAAGATTGCCATTTGCAGTTTTAATGTATCGTTTATTGTTTCTACGTCTCGTAGATACCAATCCCTTATCTTGCATTTCTGTAACTGCTTTTTTTGACAACACACCTGCTTTTTGAAGTGCTTCAGTTTCGGCTACTGTTAATTTTCCCATTTTATTCTCCTTTTTGATTTAGGTCTTCAGGCATAGGAAACTGCCCATTTTCTTCTATTGTGAATGAATTATAACTTGGATTAATTGTTACTTGACTCTTATTCTCAGTTTCAAAACACATCATGTTTTTACCACCAAAGTTTTTAGTCCCTTTGTAAACAATTTTATTGAATATTTTTCCATCACTTGTGCCTACTGAATATTCAACTCCTTTTACAAGCAATCCTCCATCCATTGATTCAAAACGATTCATTTTGCCATCCTTTCAAGTTTTGCTAAACTCGCTTTGTAGTTATTTGCATTTATTTCACCATTATCTATTTTTTTAGATATAACTAATTGTGTATCTATACCTATCTTTTTAGATGTTTTCATTAGTTTTTCATATTGTTCATCATCCAGTGCAGGGTCTTCACTTCTATATACATCTGCTGCTATATCCATATAAACATTAAGAGCTTTTTTCATACAATCTGTATTTGCTGATTTAATATCATTGCCAATATCTACAAATTCACTGCTATCTCTTTTAGTTTGTATTCTATGCGCAGCTACCATATCTCCTTCTCGCCATACACCATTATCAAACCATTTTAATCTGCCATGAACTACATATGCGTTGCTACCTAATGCTTCTGAGTTTACAATTGTCCAAGACCATCCTGGAAATTGCTCATTTGCAATATTTTTCATATAGCTAAGTTCAACATAATCAAAACCTTGCTTTTTCTTTATTAATCCTTTAGGTGTTTCTATTTTTCCAATTTTCTTATGTTGTTTTGTTATTTTACTTAGTGTTATTCTTAGATTATCCAAAGACAAGTTCCCCTCATTAAGAGTCATCATTGTTTCTGACATTGTTTATCCTTCTTTTTATATATTGTACAAAAATTGAAGAGAGCATTGCTATAATTAGCAAAGCAATAGTCCACATTAAAACAGCAGAACCAAGAATAAATATATTTACAATCCATTCTGCAATGTTAATTATTATCATATTAAACCCCTTTACAATGTATATCTTTAAAAGAACAATATCTGCATTCCCAATTAGCCATCGGAACTCCATAACTGCCAATTTCTAACATATCTGATGTTGCACCATTGCTATATTCTCTTAAATCTTCCCAGTACTCTAATGCTTTTTCTATCCATGAATTGTCAACCACTACTTCTTTCACAGCACTTGTATCTTTGTTATACCAAAATAAAGACATTTCTATGTCATCAAGATATATATTGTTTTCCTCTGCAAAAGCATATGAATATGTCGATACCTGTAAATTGTAATTTGTATTGGCATTAGGATCAGGCTTTCTTCCAAATTTCATTTTCCACGGATAACTGCCACAGGTTTTAACATCTATAATTTTAGCAAATCCAAAATCAGTATTATGTATTGCTATGTCAAGGTGTCCTAAAACTTTAAACTCTGGTATTTCTACTCTTCTTTCTGTGTGTATCGTCCCATTTAATTTGCTATACTCAGAATCTGGATCATCCATATAATTTTTTATTGATTTCTCTATGTCACTATGAACTATGGTTCCGAGTCTTAACAGTCTCATAACCCTATCTTCCATAGTTGGTCCTTCTTTACCTTCACGTTTTAATACTAATTTTTTAAAACATGAACCTGCTTGAGAAGCAGAATACCAATCTTCGTAACCTTTATATTTTTCTTTATAATTTTCTTGTTTTTTATTTAAATAATCAGCATAAATAGATTCTATTTTTAACATCTTTCCTCCCATTGTGATGCCCCTAAATTTACATATAATTAAACTTAGGGGCAATCAGTTGTTAATACCATTGAGCAGTTTTTCTCATTTTTACTTCTTTATCTTTGCGACCTTTGTAAACAGTATCATCACGAAGATGAGGATATTTTTGTTGTAATTTTCTCCTACATCTTATTACTGATTCTGATTTTGTCAAATCGCCACTTCTAAGTAAATCAAGAAACTTTATTGCGCTAACGTCTTCTATTGAATCATAGAAAATCCTATTTAGATCATCATACCATATTCTTGACATTAAAGCTAAATCAGATTTTTGATACTTTTCATCATCAGACAGCAATCTCTTTACTCTTTGTTCTAAGTGTTTAGTCAGCATATTTCAAATCCTCCACTTTGATCACAGAATGAAGCAAATTCATTAAGAAATTCAGCACTAAATGGATATGAATCAGACCAATTCCTTTTAGATTGTATCTTATCCCATTTACTTTTAAATGGTTCTGGATAATCTCTTGGAACTAATCCTTCTCCATAATTCATTGCTACTTCTTCTCTAAGAACTTGCATTTCTCTGTCAACATTTTTATTGTGTTCTCTAGCTTTTTCCATTGTTGCATTAGTTAGCTCTTCAAAAGATTCAGCAGCTCCAATTTTTATAAGGTTTCTTATTCTGGATGCCATTCTTTTAGATTTTGTCTTAGATATTCTATGTCCACCATTTTCGTATCCGCCTTCAATATCTTTTTCAGACAAAATATCACTACAGCCAGCTGTTACAAAATTCCATAACGGTCTCCAATACCAGACATTAGACCTGAAATATGAACCAACTACTTCTGATTCATATTTTCTAAGTTCGTCATAGTATTTATCCTTTACTTCATCAGTAACACTTGGATCATTCCAATCAAAATGTTCAGGCTTGACAGTATTATTAGGGTTATTTGGATTCAACCCATATAGATCATATCCCATAAATCCTCCTAATACAGTCTTATTTGGTCTTGATTTCTGTAATTGTAAAGGTCTTCAATCATCCGAAGATAATCTACTTGTGATTCACATTTTACAAATGACTCTGGTTTAACACTTACTTTGTGAACAAGTTTATCATGATCGAAATCAGGATGAGTTAAACAATCAATATATGTAAGCACAAAAGTTCTATGCCTAAATATTTTATTGTCAAACTGTTTAAACTCAGTAATCTTATCAAGAATTTCCTGTACTTGACTTATACTTTGCTTTACCTTGAAATAACCAAGTTTAAAATCCTTATACAACTGCTTTGTATGTTCACCAGACAGCAACACCAACAAAGTTGAAATTGGATAATGGTATTTTTTGTAAAAACCATACAGTATTGTATAATCTTCAAATCCACGAACACAGTAATGATTAAGCACATCTTGAGAAGTCCATGTTTTCTGACTACTATTATATCTGCCTATATCATCAATTGTCATTCTTGAAAATATGTATCGTACTGGCTGTTCCAATCTTTCATAAGCAACAACAGTATGCTGCCCTTCCATTATTTCAAACTTCTGATTTACTTTAACTGGATTTTCTTCGCTAAGATTTTTATTTGTTATCTCATCCATAACTTCTTGAACATGATGTTCACTAAGTTCTCTGTTAGCCCCAATAAATTGGAATTTTTCGTAATCATATGACTCCCATTGTTGAGGTGTTTTTACTCTTTTATCTTTTCTCATTATTTTCTCCTTTTTTTCTATTGAGAAATTTTATTCTCATATTACTTAACTGTAATATTGCATGTTTTCCCTCGCTATAAACTTTGACAACTTTATCTGGATATTTATCCATTATTTCTTTTATGTTCAAGTTTTTCAGTACATAACTGAGAGGTTTTGGTTTGGTTTTTATTGGTTTCAATTTTTGACTCCCTGACTTTTATGACACTGCAATTTCTTCTCTTATTATATCCATAAAAGAACCATCTATTTCAAGTGTCTTGGTATGTATTTCCATTGCTTTAGTAATTTCAGATTGACTTGCATTTATAATAACAGATATTAAATGTGTAACTTCAGCAAGATTGCTTTTTATGTTATCCTCTTCACTATCTCCTAATAAATCATGTCTATCCAGTCTTATGCCTAATTTAATTATCATACTGCCAAGTTCAAAAATGGCAAGATGTATAATTACTTTCTCATTTTCTGTTAAGGTCATTTTTAGTTCTCCTTTTATTTCCATGGTCTCATTTGTGATTCAATGAAACAGTCTATTTGAGTTTCAAGTTCTTCAAGTTTTTTCTTCTTATAGTAGTTAAGCATCGGGTCATCTACATATTTCATCATATCATCAATACCATCTAGTATATCATTCAAATAACACATACCATCTACAAATCCTCTATTATTTTTATCTGGCATATATTTTGATGCTTTTTTAATGAAATCTCTTAGGTCTTTTACACCTTTTCTAAGTTTTATTACAGTCATTTTTATTCTCCAATTTTAAATTATGCTGGAACCACAATTAAAGCTTTGTGGAAAGCTTATTAACAGGGTGCTGTATTCCAGCTTTAGCGTGTACGTCAGGGAGTACAATTATTAGGCTATGGATAGTTACAACGGTATTTACCTTTGCTTGAACAATGATGTGCTAAAAATCATCTCTTAGCAATGCGACCATGCCTGGTAACCATGCAGCTGCCACCATAGCCTATTGTGAATACCAATCGTTATTTCTCAATCCTAATTTCACAAATAATCTATATATCCATGATTCCATACAATAATCATGATATGCCCTTAATATAGCAAATGTTTTATCTGTATGATAAGCACAAGGCATATTACGAGCATGTTGTATTGGTGATGTATCAATTGGATATTTCATTATTTTATAATCCTTAATTTATTATTTAATAAAATTAATCATCCTGAGACTAAAGATGATAATACAGGTCTTTGAGAAACTTATTTCTTATTTCTTTTATCCACTGATTTTGCAATCAGTACCCTGCGAACACAATGAGTTAGACTCATCACCCCTTACGATACAAGTTATCTCCACAGCTAATAGGTTCAGTGCTGGGATGCCTCCCGCCTAACTGATTATGAATCAGACCTGACTTTTCACCATGCTCACGTTGCCTTGCGAGCAACATGCACCCTAGTATTTCAAGGGTCAAGTATCCTATGACTTGCACGTTTCAAGACTTTTGCTTTTCTGTTTGTTTTTAGGTTAAACAACACTGGAGTAAACCAGCGTTTAGATAGGCATGGAAGGTGAAATATCCGCTTGAAATTGCAGCTATATTCCTTTCAGAACACAATACTACGGGACATTCCTATGCTCTTCAGTCAACACACCAAAGGTTACATGGTCATCCTTATCTGTATATCTTTCCTTACGGTGAAGATTCAGCATGAGGGACTAAATACAAGGGCAGCTGTTGAACTTTCCTCATATTCTATGCATTTCCTTATTGTAGTTTCCTACTCACTTGACACTTCCAAGCCAAGATAATATACCATACGCTGCCAAAAGGACTTACGCAGGTGTATCACATTATGCACTTGCATACTCAAACACCCTAAGATGTCGCCTACTACATTACCTAAATGTTTCGACTTTATCCCTATTACTAGGTTTATCTAACGAGAATATGCTCCCGAATCATTTAACGTCTGATTAAGACAAATCTTTGGGGAAATTATTGGCTTTCCCCTTGCCATTATTATCTATCAATCAAGTTCATATCACGAACTCTTGCTATGGCTATTATTGCATTAACTGTGTCAAGCAATTCAATGTAAGGAAAACTATCATATTCCTTATCACTACCCATATTGGCATGATCATTTGCACTTATTACAGCAGTGATAAATGATACCATATCATTAAATGATATTTCATTCTTCAAATTAGCCATTATCCATTCCTGGTGCTTTCGCTTAGTGTTAAGCAACACGAATATATCATGTATTTTTATCATGTTTTACTCCCTGTTATTATTTCCAAATTGATCTATCTTTCCACAGCTGTATTACAAATATTCCAAATGATACATAAACAAATATTGCTATCAAATATGCTATTATACTCATATTAATATCCTACCTTATCCATAAATCTTTTTACAATGACTACATCTCATACCTGCTGTAGTATAACCAGCAGATACCGTGTCTTTTATCTTGGGACAATAAACCATAGGGTATTTGAGACCCCTATCAGATAGATCAGATATTCCTTTATGACCATCAGATGGAGGTTTATATCCAAATGAATGACGTCCTCTACTCATAACAATCTCCTTTTAAGTTATTAAAATCTTTGGGCAGTTTATCACTTACCCAGGTGACGTTAGGATCGTTGCTCTATGTATTCAACACACTGTGCCTTAAACACAGAATAAAACAATACCGTATTTGTGCCGTCTAGCAACACAAACCACAACTTCTCCTTTGGGGCAAAATTAAGACTCAATATGTCCTCCCTGTTGTTACCCACGTTATGAAAGAAATCTTTAAAATGAATAGGGCATAGATGGTAGCCGTATGAAGAATGTAGACATTTGGTTATACACCGTCTTATCGGTGAACCATCCCCCTCCCTATTAATAAATCTTTGCTAGTTTTCTCAGGGTCTAGCAAACCTGGGTATATAGCCAAACCAACCCCAAAGGGGTCTGCTGTTAAGCAGACTCCTTTAGAACTTCCAACATCTCTGCTGAAATGGCGTAAGGTGTCTTGTTGGCACCCACAAACCACGCCTCGGCTGTGTCAAGGTTGACGTGAATCTCAAACCATACAGGTTCTGATACCGTCATCTCTTGACCATCAACACGAATAATAGTCTTGACCATTCTCTTAATTTCAAAAGTCATCTCTAACTCCTTTAGTTAATTAAAAAAAACCATTTTAAGGGTATGGGGTGTAAGTATAGCCTCCGCTGCATTTTGACCCTATTTTTTTGGAAAATTTTCATAGTATTTCACTTGACTTCGTATCTAATTTCAAGGAGGTGCGGGCGGGGAAATAGATAATATATATAGAATTACAGTAATTTAACTGTAGTACATTAAAACAGAAGTATCTAACTTATAACATGGGTAAATTAATAACAGAATTGCAGCATCTTCCTCAGCAGGGTCAGGAATTTATTTTGTCAGGACTAGCATCTGATTATATTCCTATAGAGATAGATGGTATTGTGTACGTCATTCCTAAAGAAGTGAATACTTTAATCAAGGGATTGGCAGAAGTTTTACATGACAAGAAGACAGCAGAAGGGGATGTATTATCGAGTCTAGAAAAATTAAAGAAATAGAGCATTTTGTCTATAATGATTCTAGTGAATTTAGACTGCATAATAATTCAGAAATAAAGTATTGGAAGGAAGACCCTCAGGATGGTGATTGGGTTGAAGCTGATGATGGTGGTATAGTACAGATATTAAAGAGGGGGAATATAAGTCATCCTAAAGACAGTGATAATTACAAATCAAATAGTTGTTATGTTAGGACAATTGTTGGTAGTTTTTTATTAAATGACAAATCTTATATGGATACAGATTTTAACCAACATCCCAACAGATATACATTTTCAAAGAAGTTATCTGATTCAAACGGTAATTTTAATTCCAGAAAAAAAATAACAAAGAAAGAGCAGATGTTTGCTACTCAGGTGATGACGGGTCAGCCAGCGGTTGATGCTGTAAAGAATGTATATGGGACTGAAGATTTTCAAAAAGCGAAGAATAAAGCAGTTTTACTATTAAAGCAGGAGCGTGTAATGGATGAAATAGAAAGAGGCGTAAATGATATTGCTAAAGGTATGGGCATAGATCATGAATATGTGTTAAGTAGATTAAAGATGTTAGCAGACAGCAGCCCAGATGATAATATTGTTTTACAGTCTGCAAAAGAATTGGGAAAGATTATAGGTACATCATCTAATATAAAGAAGAATAATTCTGCTGTAGGATTTTTTGCAGGATTTTCTCAAGACCAACTAAAGGAAGTAATAAGGCAGCCGACTAAAGAAATAGCTGATAAATCTGAGGAGAAGTAGCATATGTATATTAAAGATGCTGATGATAATAGCATAGTATGTCCTCATTGTAGAGCAAAGTCTCTAAGAAAAGATGGCTGGCAGTATTGGAAGGGCGGAAAGAAAAGACAAAGATGATTTTGCAATGCATGCGGTAGAAAGACAATAGCTCCATATATAATAGAGAAGTCATTGTTTTCTGTTGAGAACATGGACCCAGAGCATTTGCCAATAAGTTCATTAATTGAAGAGCGTGAAAGAAAATATGAAATAAAATATAAATCAAGAGTAGGTAAGCAGTTAATAACGATAAACATGGAGATTAATGGTCCAGTCGGCATATGTCACTTTGGCGATCCTCATGTTGATGATGATGGTACTGATATAGCAAGTATATATAAGCTATGTAATTTGATTAATAAAACAGAAGGGATGTTTGCAGGCAATCTTGGAGATGTACAGAATAATTGGGTAGGAAGATTATCGTTTTTATACGGGCAGCAGTCGATGTCAGCTAAAGAATCATGGAGATTGACAGAACATTTTGTCAATTCAGTACCGTGGCTGTACTTAATAGCAGGTAATCATGATGTATGGACAGGGGATGGTGACCCTCTTGAATTTATAATGAGAGATCATCAAGGTCTATTTGAAAGATGGGGAGCAAGGATGAACCTTAAATTCCCAAATGGTAAGGAAGTAAGGGTTAATGCCCGACATATGTTTAAAGGATTTTCTATGTGGAACACAGCACATGGTGTAGCCAAAGCGGCTCAAATGGGTTGGAAAGACCATATACTGACTTGTGGACATATTCATGTATCTGGATATCAAGTATTGAAAGACCCAGCGAGTGGGCTTATTAGTCATGCTTTGCAGGTAGGTTCTTTTAAGATAATGGATGCATATGCTGAAAAGATGGGGTTAGATGATAGGAATATATTTAATTGCCCAGTTACTATTATTGATCCACGGTATGAAGATGATGATAATAGGCTAATTACAACAATATTTAATCCATATGAAGCTGCAGATTTTTTAACATGGAAGAGAAGCAAGAAGTAAACATTAATTTAAATAATGTCTCAAAGGCAAATAAAGTTCTTGATATTGCCAGGCATGATTTAATTGCATTTGGTAAATTATTTTTACCAGGTGATTTTGGTAAGTCTGAATCTCCTCAGTTTCATTATGAGATAGCAGATGCTCTTTTAGAGAATACTAATAGGTCACTTGCTTTGATTCTCCCGAGGGGCAGTGCCAAGACCCAGTTATTTAAGACTTTTCTTATGCACAAGATTCTTTTTAAGCCTCAGGATGATTTTTTATTTATGGGATGGGTTTCTGACAATCATCGTAAATCAATATTAAATCTTCAGTATATTAAACAGCATTTTCAAAATAATGATATGATTAAGTATTATTTTGGAGATATTGTTGGAGATAAATGGACAGAGACAGATATTGTTACAAGTACGAATGCAAAACTTATAAGCCGTTCAAATCTTTCTAGTGTTCGTGGTGAGAACTATTTAGGAAAAAGGTATGATATTGTTGCTTTGGATGATACTGAGAGTGAAACGAATACAGTTACACAAGATGCCAGGGAGAAGATTAAGAATATTGTATATAATGGTGTAAGACCTGCTTTAGATGTAAATAGCGGCAGGCTCATATTTGCAGGGACTCCAGTTCACTATGATAGTTTATGTCAGAATATTTTAGATGGTTATGAAAAGTCAGATAATAAATCTCAATATACATGGGATGTAATTACATATAAGTCTACTCAGCCCGAGATGAAAGGCGGTGTTTTGTGGGATTCTTATATGCCTAAGAAGAAGTTAGATAAAATTAAGAGGGAGTATGAGGAAGCAGGCAGGAGTCAGGGTTACTATCAAGAATATGAATTAGAGGTGCAAAATGAAGAGGATGCTTTATGGGGACAGAAATACATCAAACATTGGGAAGGGTATTATGTGAATGAGGATGATATAAATTATCTTGTTATTGATGGAGAGAAAGTCCCATGTAATACTTTTCTTGGTTGTGATCCAGCAACTGATATAGATACAAGAAATTCTGATTTTTCTGTTATAATGGCTGTTGCTATTGACAATAATAATAATGCATATGTATTAGAATATGAGCGGCACAGGTCTATACCAACTGTAGGAGCTAGGGGAGTTGATGATAAGCTCACTGGGAAGAAAGGTGTTGTTGATTATATAATGGAATTACATGAGAAATACCATTGTACATCTAGTACGGTAGAAGATGTTGCTATGAACAGATCGGTGTTTCAGTCATTAAATGAACGCCGCAGGATAGAAAATAAGTTTGATATTGCTGTAATACCTGAGAAACCAGGGGGAAGAGAGAAGAGAAATAAGATATATTCGGGTTTATCTGGTAGGTTTAGCACAGGAACAGTATATTTAAGAGACAATATGTTCGATTTAACACACGAAATCGTTACTTTTGGTTCAAAAATGGCACATGATGATACCATTGAGACGCTTTTCTATGCACTTTTGCACGCTTTTCCTCCAAATATGAAGCAAAAAGGTGAAGGAAAGGAAAGAAGGTGGGTAAAACCTAAAAGAAAAGCTAGACCCTGGGTAGTTGCTTAATTCCTTTAAATGTGAGAAGAAATAATGGCTAGAGTTAAAACAAGCGAAAGAATATACAATATGTGGAAGTCTGCTAATTCTTCTGAAAGAATTAAGTGGCAGTCTGATAGTCAAAAGGGATATGATTTTTATCTTAATGACCAATTAACAGATAGGGAACAATCGGCTTTAGAAGAGGCTGGGATGCCCACATTTCAAATAAATAGGATAACTCCTATTATTGAAACGATGAAATATTTCGTAACTGCTAATAATCCCAGATGGAAAGCAGTTGCTGTTGATGGAAGTGATACAAATATAGCTCAAATTCATAGTGATATATCTGATTATTGCTGGAGTATTTCTAATGGGAAAGCTGTGTATGGAAGTGTAATCTTAGATTCTCTTGCTAAAGGTGTTGGTTATTTCTTTATAGATGTTGACATGAATCTTGATAATGGAAAAGGAGATGTGATATTTAAAAGAATAGACCCTTATGATGTTTTCCCAGACCCAATGAGTACTGATTTTCTTATGAGGGATGCCTCTTTTATTATTGTAAAAAAGAGAGTAACTAGGAATCAATTAAAGCAGATGTTCCCTGAACATATTAGAAAAATTAACAGGGCAACAGAACAGGGAATGACAGAAACTTATTCAAGATCAAATAGAGATGAGTCAGATGCTATTATTCGTGAAGATATTTCTACATCTGTTGATGATCAGGGTGAAAAAGATAGTATTATTGATTATTATGAATGTTATGAAAAAATAAGAGTTCCTTTTTATAATTTAACTATTCAACTGCATCCAAGTCCAGAAGACTTAGAAAATGTCCAAATGGTTGCTAAACAAAATTTAAAAGATTTTATAGGGGAATCTCAGGTAGCGACAAAAGAAGCAATTGTTATGATAGAGCGTCAATTGGAAGCTGGTGAGATTATTGAAGAAAGGGCAGTGCTTGAAATAGAAAAAGCTGAGAAAGCTCTAGAATACGGTATCGAGAGGAAAAAAGCTGAAATTGATTATGCAACTCAGGAAGAATTGAATAGGACAAAATCTCAAGTAGTAACAGAAGAAGAATATAAGATACTAATAGAAGATGAGAGTATTGCGCAGACTATTATAGATGCTTCTAAGTTTCATGAACGAAGGGTACAGGTAAGCTGTACTCTTGGGAAAGATATAACTTTATATGAGTATGTTCTCCCAATTACAGATTTCCCAATAATTCCAGTCCCCTACTTATATACTGGCACGCCATATCCAATGTCAGCTGTAATTCCTATGGTCGGCAAGCAGCAGGAGGTAAATAAATCACACCAAGTAATGCTTCATAATGCTAACCTTGCTTCTAATCTTAGATGGTTGTATGAAGAGGGGAGTGTCCCAGAGGATGAATGGGAACAATATTCATCTGCCCCAGGTGCTTTATTAAAATATCGACCTGGCTTCACTCCTCCTACACCAGTATTGCCAGCTCCAATTAACAACGCATTCTTTACAGTGACTCAAGAAGGTAAATCCGATATGGAATATATAGCTGGTATTCCAAGTTCTATGATGGGTTTTGCTCAAGAGCAAACTGAAACATATAGGGGGTTGCTTGCTAATGATGAATTTGGTACACGGAGAATTAAAGCATGGATGAATAGTGTCTTAGAACCTGCATTAGAGCATACAGGTGAGTTATTTAAACAACATTCTCAAGCCCACTATAGAATTGATAAAATATTTAGGATTGTACAGCCAAATACATCTGGCGACTATGATGAAAAAGAAACAAGAATTAATATCCCTATATATAATGATTATGGAGAACAAGTACAACTCTGGAATGACTATGCATCTTCAAGATTTGATGTAAGAATAGTTGCTGGGGCTGTCATGCCTTTAAATAGATGGGCATTGCTTGAAGAGTATTTCAGATGGTTTCAGGCTGGTCTTATTGACGATGTTGCTATGTTGGCTGAAACTGATGTTCGTGGAAAAGAACAAATACTTGAGAGAAAATCATTATATGCTCAACTGCAGCAGCAGATTGAAGCCTTACAGTCTCAGATGAAAGATACAGCTGGCGAGAATGAAACATTAAAACGTCAATTAGTACAAGCTGGTATAAGGCATCAGGTAGATGTCGGCTCTAACGAGGTCAAAAAGGATGTACTTGAGACAGAGGCTCAACAGAAATACTATAGAAAATTGATGCAAGATGACTTAAAAAAGAAAACAGAAAAAGAATTGGAAGATAATAGGGCAAAGTGATAAATTTAAATAATAAACAAGGAATAAACTGATGGCGCAAGAACAAGGCAACGCTTCACAAGAAGCCCCCAGTGTTGTAAGTACACCAGATTCTTCCGATTTCTTTTCCCAGTTAGATGGGGAAGTAAACGGAGGTATTCTTGAAAGTGATGATTCTTCACAAATTTTAACTGATAACACAGAAAAAGTTGTTAGTGAAGTTCAGCAAGAGGATGTCGAGACTCTTAAAAAAAGGTATTCTGATTCTAGTAAAGAAGGAAAACGGCTTAACACCCGTCTGAAGGAACTGGAACCATATTTACCTATTCTTGACGAAATGCGAAAAGACCCCGATTTAATCAATCATGTGAGAGGTTATTTCGAGGGCGGAGGTCAAACCCCTCAAAGTGTTACTGAGAACCTTGATTTGCCAGAAGATTTTATCTTTGACGCAGATGAAGCAGTATCAGATACAAATAGTGATTCAGCAAAGGTCTTGAACTCAACTATTGATAAAGTTGTTCAAAAAAGACTCCAGAATGAACTTGGTAAACAGAAAGAAGAAGCCAGAGTAGATTCTGAAGTAGATGCTTTTAAACAAAAGCATAATTTAAATAACGATCAATGGGAACAGTTTAAAGAGTACGCAGATTCTAGACCTTTATCTCTTGATGATATTTTATATCTAAAACAACGAGATGAAAATGCTCCTATTGAGCCTAGAGTTGCTGGTGTAACTGAAAAGGCTTCTGAGCATATTAAAAAAGCTCAGACTAAGCCTCAATCGCTTGCATCCGTTGGTTCTGCTGTAGCTCAAGAAGACCCAGACAATGATCTGTTTGATGCCATTTTGGGGATTGACAAGAATCTTGAAAATGCATTTGGTTAATATAAGCTGAACAAAAGACTTATAAGCCAGATGCTTTAACTCTAAAATAAAGAGGTAAACTAAATGGCTGACTTATTTACACTTGAGTCAACTGCTGATGTCTCGTCTGGTGGTTCCACTGGACAGCCCTTATACGGGCAAGACCTCAATACTGGTCTACTTCGTAGGAAATTTGCTTTTGGAGATAGAGTATCTGAGTTAGCGATAGCTCAAGACCCTTTCTTCAGATTAATGTCTAAGCTTACGAAGAAACCAACAGATGACCCAGAGTTTAAGTTCACGGAAAGGAGACCATCCTTTCATAAGCGATATGCCTATGTAGTAAATCATGGTACAACCGCTCCCTCAGCTATTACTGGCAGTGACGCTTCTGTTACTGAAAGTGATGTTGATCAAGGCGATATTTACTACTTCACAATGGCAACTGACTATAACAGTTCTGGGAATACTGGAAATGTTTTTGGTCAATCTGGCACTGAAATCTCAGTAGGAGATTCAGGCACACAACCTGGTTTTTTCTTACCAGATCAGATGTTAAGAATCCCATACATGACTGGCGTCACAGCTGGATCATGGGATGATTCATCCGCAAGTACTGCTTCAAGTCCTAGTGATTACTTAGTTGTAAAAATTATGGAAGTTGATACAGACACCTTATCTACAGCTGCTAATCTAAAATGCAAAGTTGTTAGAAAAGGCGGTGGAACAAGTACTTTTGAGCTTGCTTCCTATTCTGCATACAATAATGCTCTTGACGCGATTGATATATCTGGTAAATCAATATCAGCTTACCTAGAACCAAAAAGGTGCTATGTAGTTGGTACTGCTCACAGTCAAGGATCAGGATATCCAGAAACATGGAAAGATCAACCTTTCTCGACTGGATATGGACGTACTCAAATCTGGAAGACTGCTATGGCAATGGATAACACAACTCGTGCTACCGTGCTAAAGTATGATTCTAGTGAATGGGCGCGTGTTTGGCGTGAGAAATTGATTGAACATAAATGGGATATTGAACAAAGTTGTTTGTTCGGTGCTCAATATGATTCAAGCGATGAGTGGTATACTCAAGGAGCTGTCGATTACATTTCAAGTTACGGTAATGTGTTTAGCTTGACACACGCGAGCAAAACACAGGATGATTTCTTGGATGATATGAGTAACTTCTTAGACCCCCGTTATAACAATGCAAACGCAACGATGTTTTTCTGCGATACTGCAACTTATAACTGGTTACATAAACTAAGTGGTTATTTCTCAAACAACCTTGAAGTATCTCCGAATCTCAGATCAGACATATCTATGACTGGTAAAAAGAAGGTATTTGGAGTTGACATTACTACTATTTCTACACCTTACGGTGATATGAATGTAGCTCGTAATGTTCACCTAGATGGACATGCTATCAAACTTCTTGCCGTTAACATGAGATACTGTGCTTACAGACCTCTTGTTGGTAATGGCTTGAATCGAGATACTGCAATCTATGTTGGTGTTCAAACCTTAGAGAATAGTGGCGTTGACCGTCGGGTTGACTTAATCCAAACAGAAGCTGGGATGGAATGGCAAATGCCTGAAGCTCACGCTTACTGGTCATAAGGAGGGATAAAATGGCAAAAAATCCTTTATATGGACAGAACAAATACGATGATAACGTTGGTTCAATAATAAATCCAGGGGAGCCATCCACTGCGATAGGGACAAGCACTCAAACTTTAACTATCCGTGAGTTGCTGTCTCAAGTTATTGAAGAAGACCCTGAAGGTGCAGCTGCTTGGACTCTTCCGACTCCTGCATTAGCTGTCGCTGGAATAAGTGGCATACAAGTAGGAGATTGTATTGACTTTTTCATAGTCAATAATGCAACTTCTACAGCTGATGAGCCTATAACGATAACTATGCCTTCTGGAGGAACTGCAGTTGGTAACATGGTTGTTGAGGCTGCCAAGGTTAGTGGTGAAGAAGCATCTGGTAGCGGTCATTTTAGGCTGAGGTTTACTAATGTAACTTCTAGTTCTGAAACATATTCTGTTTACAGATTAGCATAAGGAGGTGACTCATGGCAAAATATTGGGTCGCTAACAATCCTAATAGTGAGATTACAAATGCTAAGGCGCAGACGTTAAAAACTATTTCAGCTACTACTGCTACCGCAGAAGAGTTGAATTTAGTTGACAACCAAGTCTCTTCAGCTACATTCAGTATTGCCGCAGAGGCAGGCGAAGCTATAGTAGTTAGTATTCAACTACAGGATGCTGCTGGTTCAGATATGGCAACGGCATCATGTGTGTTTGCGTATTTATCTGCAGATTCAGCAGGTCAAACCGCTGCTAGCTCGTCTGGTTTAACAATAACATCTGGAACAGATGGATTAACTCAAGTATTAGTTGATTCAAATACACAGAATAATTTATTGTTAACTAGCGAAGCTGATGGAGATATTGATGTAACTATCACAGATGCCTCTACTGGCACTACAACTAATTATTTAAATGTTATAATGCCCAATGGTAGTATATCTACTAGTGGTGCAATTACATTTGCTTAATCTGAAGTAG